ATGATGGTAAAAAAAACAAAATCCAATTCACTAAAAAAAGTTGCAACACTTGCATTAGCAAATTTATTATTAGTTGGTGCACTTACTGACAATAGTGCCAAAGCCGAATCTAAGAAAGATGATACTGATTTGAAGTTAGTTAGTCATAACGTTTATATGTTATCGACCGTTTTGTATCCAAACTGGAGACTTTTAACATAAAATTACTTATCATTCAAAAAGTAAAACAGCATAATATCAAGGTTTATAACTTTATCATTATCAATAATACCTCATATAAAATAAAATTTTAGGGACTTTTTAGGGACTTTAAATTTAAAATTACAAGTTTAATAGAAACATCAAAATAATCACATGTTTGTGTGGAATGTACACCCCAAAAGCTAGACTGAAAAATCTATTTTTTGAGGTGTATTTTTATAGGTAAATATAATAAATTAGAGTAGACAACTCAGAATTCCAATTTTATAATAATATTGCTTGACATATCAAACTAGATAGTACTATTTTGAATATATTATTATAATCAAAAATTCATTGTAAACTTTTAGACAAAAGGAAGTAATAAAAACGTGAAATTTAAAACAACTAAAGAATGTAAAAGTAATAATATCTTTAAAAGAAGTCAAGAAATTAATAATAGAGAAAGTGAAAAGGGTTGTTTATGGGGCATTAGCATGTTGATTCTACTTTTCTTATTGATTCTGTTTGGAATAACTGCTTGTTCATCAAGCATTCACTTTATTAATTAGATTTTTTTACTTGGAGGTATCATGTGAAGAACCATACAAATATAATTAATATCTTATTAGTTATAGTCAACTCATTAACTCATTTTCTAACTCTAAACACCTCATTTTTTAATAGTTCAGCATCGGATTTCTGTTTTATCATAGGGGCTATATTTTTCTTGATCGGAATTTTTGTTGCAATATACGGTATGAAGCGAGCAACATATTGGTTAAACTTATTGATTTTATTTACCAATATTTTTTATTTTCTACACTTCTGTGTTTTACTTTTGTTAAAATATATAGGATTTAAATTATTTATTTATGAAGGGTGTGTATTGTTATTTACCTAATTTATAGTCTAATTGTCTATTTCATCTGCATTATAAATTTTTTCATAATGGCTGCACCATTCTTAATGACTAATGCTGATTATGTATGGACGCCTATGACTACAGTTACGTTATTTATTTTGAGTTTGATTATTTTCTTGATATTTATAAAAACAAAAGATGTCGTTCATTTAACAATTTTCATATTAAACTTACTTTTTTCAATACTTTATTGTTTGCCTATACTGTTTTATTTATGAACACTTTTATATTATCTAGAAAATTAAAACCACCCGTAAAAGGGTGGTTTTTTTAATATTTACTTTTTAGTGCTTCGTCAATTTCGTTATAAATCTTTTGAAGTTGATATTTTGCTTCTGACATTTTCTTAAAGTCTTTTGACTTAAGAGCATACATTGCTTTTAGACCTGAAATTTTTATAGTTCGCTTATAATAAGTGTTTAAACTTCCAGTAGCTAATTCATTAACATTTAGTTCATCTAATAACGATTTTAATTCATTAGCTAACTTTTCGTTTTGATATTCATTCGATGTTGGCAAGCTTGTGCTAGCTTGTGCCTCATTTTTATCTAGATTAGTTACTAGTGGTGATGCTAAAACGATTGCTAAAGTTCCCGCAAGTATAGATTTTCTAATTTTCATTTTTTATTCTCCTTAGTAATTAGTACTAATTTATTTTAATGACTAACTAAAAAAAAGTACATTAATTATTCATTAACTATATAGATCTTCTTATTAAATGAAAATTAATAAATTATCAAATTGACATACCTTATTGTATTTATAGAAAAACAAAAAAAGGTAAGCACCGAAATGCTTACCTACTTCCCATAAACAATATAACACATATACATTGATTTGGAAAGCGCAAAAATAAATTTAATAAACTAGCCCGAAAAGGAGCAATACATAAAAAATGAAAGGCGCTCCTTGAAAACGCCCAAGGTAATATTAACATAAAATGGCTACTATTGCATTATCTAATTTTATTTAATTAAAACAAATATATAGCACAAAAAAACTAGCCCGAAGGCTAGCTTATGAATAGATGAAAATTTGAACACATTGCTGTGTCTAAGATAAATATAACACATATTAATTACTATTAATAGAAAAATTATAGCGTTTTTTAGATCATTTCAATTTATCAAGACCAAATTCATCAAAACACTAATTGAACTTTAATTTTTAGTTAAAAATAATTAATCTTTTATTAATTTCAAGTTAATTAATATATTTCGTCGATTAGATTAAACTCATTTTAGGAATTTCGCAAAACTAACTATAAATTTAAATATAGAATTTAAGGAGAATTAACATCATTATGAAAAAGAAATTAGCAACAACAGTTTTAGCATTAAGTTTTTTAACGGCAGGAATCAGTACACACCATCATTCAGCGAAAGCTTTTACTTTTGAACCGTTTCCTACAAATGAAGAAATAGAATCAAATAAGAAAATGTTAGAGAAAGAAAAAGCTTATAAAGAATCATTTAAAAATAGTGGTCTTCCTACAACGCTAGGAAAATTAGATGAACGTTTGAGAAATTATTTAGAGAAAGGCACAAAAAATACTGCTCAATTTGAAAAAATGGTTATTTTAACTGAAAATAAAGGTTACTATACAGTATATCTGAATACACCACTTGCTGAAGATAGAAAAAATGTTGAGTTACTAGGTAAAATGTATAAAACATACTTCTTTAAAAAAGGAGAGTCTAAATCATCTTATGTAATTAATGGTCCTGGTAAAACTAATGAATATGCATACTAATAGTAGTTACATAAATTAAAAGGTAGATATTTCTTTTTTATATAAAGGTTTGGCAGACATTTCATAACTTGCCAAACCTTTATATATCTAATTATCAAACTGCACTAAACTTACCAAAACCGCTTATTCTATTACCTGCCTTGTCTACCTCTCCTGTCGCTATATAACGACGTTGTCCACTATTAGCAATATAAGTAATCCATCTATAGCCATTAATGCAATATGCGCCGTCATATTTGATCGTTGCGTTATTGGGTAATACACCTGTAATTCTTGAATTAGTTGAATAGCCATCCCTCACGTTATTACCTTTAACATTGGCAACTGTGTAATAACCAGTCTCTTTTTTATACGGTCATTGTTTTTATCGAGTGTATAACCTGCTGGCACTGGTGAATTCTTTTCATTTTTAGCTGGTGTTTTAACATTACTGATACCTGATACACACTTCCAATAAAAATAACCACACCATTTAAGATGCGGTGTAGCGACTGTAATATTTCTATGTTGTTGAGATATATTTATCGAGTGAAGGGCAAAAAGGGTATCAATTGCCAGGATAAGTGTTAGGTTACTAGGCCACTTAACAGGCTATATAGTTCACTCCTACTATATACAATTAATTATAACATAAAAAGCACCCCGTAAACTATTATACGGGAATGCTAAAGTCATATATACTACGGGGGAGTAGTATGAAAACTATGCTCTCTATCATAAGAAAAAACACCCAGTGACATGCTTGGGTGAACAAGGATAGATGTAAATAGTTGATGCATGTGTAACACATCATAACAAAAAATTAACCGGAAGGCTAGCTATAACATACAATCTAAAAAGACGTCCTTTGAATACGTCTAGAAAGATTATAACATAAAAAAATAGGCAAGTACCGAAGTACCTGCCTAAAAAAGGATTATCCACTTTTTCATCCTAACTGATTTCTCCCCATAAGTCACCTAATATCTGATTAGGTGGGGAAGAACCATTCGTGCATGAATGAGAATTTGATGAAAGATAATTTTCACTACACATATTCAATCAAGACATTGCTTTCTATAATAAACAACTATTTTGTTTTATTTCTTTTCTATAACAACCTTTGTAATTAAGTTGAATCCAGGGTTTTTAATATGCTCTGATAAATCTGGGACAACAAAACCTTTTTCTGTTATAGGGAAAGACTTCGTTTCTTCTTTTTTCTTATTCTTATCATAATAAGTGACTTCGATCTTTGCGCTTGGATCTAATTCAACTACTCTAAACTCTTTATATGCTGTCGCATCTAATGCCCATTCGACATAGTATTCAATTTTTTCTTTTGTAAGTGTAGTCCCAGGTTTAATAGGAAACTCGACATAATGAGGGGATAGCAATTCATTTCCTTTACTATCAACTCCAGTCACATTTACCATCAAATACGGGCCTGTTGGTTCAAAATAACTCGCGTCATCGCCTTTTTTATATTTTCCTTTGTCGAATGAACTTGATGCACTTACCTCATTAGTAATTGAAGAAAATGAGAATAATAACAATAAAACAGTTAAAAATAATAAACTTCTTTTGAGCATGGCGCTTCCTCCAAATATAATATATTTGTTTTTATTCATCTCTTTTTATAGCTAACACACTTATTTAAGATGATAAATATCAACAACTTCATTTTATATTGAGAAAATATTAAAAATCAAGAAAATATTAAAATAAACTAAACTTACATTAAAAAATAATTAACAAATATTTAACATTTTAACCTAAGAATTAAAATGCTTCTTTCACAATCAATCTCTCATGCCATATCCACTCATTATGATTGTTCCAATAAATGCGACACCAACCATCTATAATTTCAAACACATATATTAATGTTCCAGGCGCGTATACAGCCTGTCCAACATCGAATCTATAGTTAGTACGATTATCACCGTATCTAGTGGCTGAAGTAGCACCTAAGCCGTCGATTTTCGCATTAAAATAAGCACCTTTTGACCATTTAAGGTTATAAGGTGCTTTACTTCCAACTGTTATTTTACTTGCAGATTTACCGACTGCTTTTTGAGCAGGTGGTTTAACTTTATTTGTGATCTTATTCATTAAGCCCTCACTTTTATACTTAGGTCTAATAAAGTGAGTACAGCCGTAATAATTATCCCAACGTAACTTTGTAGGCGTATTTGCGTTACCGTCATAGTTCTGTTCCAAAATTAAAAATTGATTTGTATTACCACCATTAAACACTAAACCAATATGACCGTATTGTTTATATATTCCTTTGGTAAATACAGCCACATCACCTATTTGTGGAACAAACGATGGTGTGTTTTCATATACTGTTGCCATGTTTTTAAAATCGTTATTGATTGCATCTTTTGCATTTCCCCACATTCTAATTTCTAACAACCAATAAATGTAATCAACTGCTAAATCTGCACATTGGTAACCATACCAACCGTCAAAATCAATATATCTACCTTGATACCAACGTAACCTTGCTCTTGCTTCACTGTATGTTTTCATTATTTTACCTCCTAATATTTTCTTCTTGGTTCTTCATATTCTAAAGCTTGGTGGCTATCACCTATACCTTTAGTAGTCGGGTCTTGAATCACACCAGTTAATACTAAAAATCCTAATATAGCGTTTAAACCGTCTGTTAATTGCTCTGTATAAACTTGGATATCATACCCAATAGCTTTTGCGATATTTTGAGCAAATAAAAAGATAGCTGACAATATCGCTACCCAAAATGATTTTTGTTTCATTCTAATTTTCCAATTAATCATATTCTTATCTCCTTTTATCCAAAATAAAAAGACGACTAATAAGCCGTCTATTTGATATTTATATTATGGTGTGTTAATTTATATATATAAAAAGGGCAACATGCGCAAACATGTTACCCTAATGAGCCCGTTAAAAAGACGGTGGCTATTTTAGATTAAAGATTAAATTAATAACCATTTAACCATCGAAACCAGCCAAAGTTAGCGATGGTTATTTTTTATTGCTTAATTCAATAAGCTTGATTACTAGACCTATGAATGCAATAAGGAATAAACCAAACTGCAACATGGTACTAATTGTAATCATTAGGCGTCTCCTTTCTAAAGATTTCAGTAATGCCACCATAGGCACCACCTCCTTATACTCAGATAGCCACCATCTATCCAACTTGCTCAAAGCATATTATAGCACATATACTTTTTTTACTGCTTGTAAACTTTTAGATTATTCTCGGTTCATAATAATCTGAACATTACGTGGTCAAAACTACCATGTTTAACTTGTATATAAATATATATCAATATGCATGTTTTCAGAGTTAATCGTTTTATTATCTCTATATATTCTTAATAGTGTATTTGAATACTGTCCTTGAGCACCAAATAAATCGTAATTAACCGAAGGTTCTGTAGAAGTATGAAACACGATTAATCCCCTCTGAACCTTCCCATCAAAAACATCAGAGTTATATAAATTATATTTTTCCTGTAAATAACGTCTTGCTTGAAGATCCAACTCCTGAACAGTTACATTTTTCTTATTCGTTTTAACCGTTTCCAAAGGTACTGTATTTTGTTTACCGTCTAGCCATAAATTGATCGGCACTTTTTTCTCTTCGGTCAATCGATTATTATCATGTAACGTTACACCACCATACATACAAGCTGTTTTGTTTGGTGTACCACCCGCACATTGATAACCATAATAAGCACCATACAAGTCTACTTTTTTCCCTTTATATTTATCAACAATATCCTTTGAATCAAAATCTACTAATAAATCGTTATACCACGAATGATCTGTAAAAAAGCCTTTAAACAATATAGTATGCTGTAAAAATTGATCGTGACTCTCTTTATTTTCAGTTTTAGCTTTTTCATTGTAATAATAGATTTGTTTAAGATTGCCTAAAGCTGTTCCCTGCAATTCAGACTTTTTTCGCAAATCTTTTTCATTTATTTCTTCGCTTTTCTCGCTACCATTTACAAGTGGACTTGTTGTCAACGTTAGGGCAATGAATAAAAGTAATGTAAATGCTGTTTTTTTCATTTTGCTCACCTCTAAAGCATAATTATTTTTGTTAAGTAGTTATTTAGTTATATACAATAATTATGAAATGATTATCATTTAATTATACATACATATATTACTATACACTTTTTATATTTGTCTATAATAAAAAGATTTCATTTTTACTCTATTATACATTTCAGATATCCTACTTACTTGGTATTAACAACACTTCCCAACTTCACTTGCAGTATGCTTCCTGTCTTTTGAGCTGTGTAATACCATGTACGTACCTCTTTTCAATCAAAATAAAAAGCCAGTGCCGATGCACTGACCAAAAACATTATTTACATTTACGACCATACAAATAACATGATAACCATCTTGCCCAACTCATTATGTCCACCTCCCTTAAGGTAATAACGCAGTAATTGATGCAGTAATGACTGCAATCATAACAATTGTTACAAGCGCCCATATGGCACCTACGAGCCATTTATTTTGGGCGAGTGTCTTTTCTTCATTTTTTTGCGCAACATCTACTTGCGTTTGATATCTTTCTTCAATTCTGTTTAATATCTTTGTTTGCTCTAAATTCTCATCTACAACTTTATCTTGCTTATCTTTAAGTTCTTTATGAGATTCTCTTAGTTCATTATGATGTTGCTTATGTTCCTCTCTAAGTTCAAGCACATGATCAGCTGTTTCGTTTGCTAGTATTTCAACATCATCAACACGTTCAACTAATTCAGAAAGCTCTTTTTTTATTTTCTGAATATCATCCAAAACTACACCTACTTTCTAAGAAAGCTATGAGCGTAATGCTCATAACTTAGTATAGTTACATTGTTTCGCTATCAACTGATTTATCAGATGACAAGTCAGTTCTATCCACAACTTCTTTCACAACTTTCACACCGTTTTGATTGCCTGTTAATTGATATAAAAGATTTAAAGTTTCAGCAATCTTTTTAGCGTTTTCCTCAGATTTAAAATCTTGTGCATAACTTGCTGAATCGGACGTTGTAAAACTGCCTACAAAATCTTGATACAAAACGCGCTCTGTTCCCTCTTTGTCAATTTGTACTAAAATAAATCTCTCTGTTTTTTTGATAATTTCATTTGCCATATTAAATGACCTCCTTAAATTTTTGTATAAAAATAGTGCCAAGGATTACTCTTCCTCAGCACTTTTGCTTTTTTCATTTTGTTCTTGTATATATGCTTTTAACATTGCATTTTCTTGTGTTAGTCTTGTGATTTCTTGCGATAAATAGTGAATTGTATATTGTGGATTGGCTTGTAAACCTTGATTGCTATCATTCATTTATTAATTCCTCCAGTTTTTCGATTTTTGATTGCTGGTTTTTAATAATAGGTATTAAATGAACCCAAAGTCTATCGTATGCGATACCTTCGATTTCTCCGTTGTCATCATAAATAACAAATTCATTAAATCCTAATTCTTCAACCTCTTCCGCTATTAAGCCAGTATGTCGACTAAGTTTAAAAGTATCATCAGATAACTTTTTACCACTTTCCAATTCTTTAGCCATTATTTCCGATTCATATTTGTCAAACCATGTACGAATTGGAAGCTTTAAAATCTCTTTTGAATGACTGAACTGATCGTCTTCATTGATGTATTGGTTTTCGATTGAAATTTTATACTTTTTGGCAGAAGTAGCACGCCCAATTGTTCCAGCAGAAGTAATGTGTAAGTTAGCAGGTGCTGAATAAGTACGCTTATAAATAGAATTAGAAGCGACTCTATCGCCAGCATTATCAGAACCTACCGCCAATAAATCATAACTTTGAATGCTAACGTAACTATTTCCATCTCTTCGTTTAACTAAGTTGAATTTGCCCATACCTGATTCAATTGTAGTGTCTCCGCCTGTAGCATAGTCACCATTAACGACTTGAACCAATCCTTTATTGCTACGTTTAGAAAATCTTAATCCAGCACCGTACTTATAGTTTTCATCTGAACCAAACATGATATAACCGTCAGTTTCGTATGCACTATCAGCGTTTGATAATGTGAATGCGAATCGGTTTAAACCAGGTTTATTTTTGGTGTTCGGAGATAAATATATCGGCGCTTCTCTACTTTCAATATTAGCTGAAGCATATGAATCGATAATAATTCGATTGTAGTCAGATGTTAAAGCGACTACACCGCCATAAGAATTGATTGTTATGCCATTCATACCGCTATCACTGTAAGTTTTATCCCACCATTGAATAGTACCGGATGAACCTCCGTCTTCGCCTTCTCCATCAATATATGTTGAAATACCAAAATGTGACATATAAAGTGAACCGCCTGCGGTATTATTTCTAAACCTTAGATGTCCATCTTTAAGACGTGTGAATATATCATCGGTTGATCGTTTGCCTTTCCAAGTTCGTTGTACGATTCCGCCAAGTTCAATAAAATCATTTTGAACTTGTACATAACGGTTAGCATTTCCGCCTTTAATACCAATTCTATTCACATTGATGTCAAGACCTTCATTTGATAAGTTTAGGCTATTAACAATGTCATTTTTACCAACTTTGTTATTAATATTATTTGCGAATACATTAAATTCTCTATTCGCTGTTATATCAACTTTATCGCCACTAATTTTCACGCCATCTTTATCAATAGTATGTGAAGTAATCGCCCCATTTTCGTCATACCTTAAATAGATGCCTTTCATAGCATTTACAGTGATGTCTGCTAACACTCTTGATAGTGTTCTTTTAGAAGCATTAAACTCTTCTTTAGTAGTTCTTAATTTGATTTCCTTACCATTTTGTATAATTTGAGAACCATAGCGAGTCAATGTTTTCCTCTGTGCATCTGTGCTTTCTTTGACCTTGTTGTCTGTATAAACATTAGCTTTCTTTTCAGCGTTTCTAGCCTTTAGTTCTGCGTTTTGTTTTGCCTCTTCAAGTTTAGCTTGAGCATCTTGTATAGCGCGTTGCTCTTCTTCCGAAATTTTACCATCAGCATACGCTTGCGATTCCTTCTCTTTAAGATCATCTTGAGCATCAATGTATGATTTTAAAGCTTCTTGCGCTTCTTGATTTGCTTGTTCAATACTTGCTTTAATCTCAGGATTATTGGACAAATCACTTAACTGGTCATCAGTATATTGTTTTTGTTCTTCCAATCCGTTTCGATATTCGTTTAACGTAACTTTATCTTTGATTTCACCTTTTAAAGTCGTTCTCTCAGCTTCAGCAGTATCTAAACGTTCAACAATACCGTCTTTGTCTGTTTTATAGTCCGATGTTTTTACATAGTCACGTAATTGTTCTTTTGTGGATTCTCTAGCTGCTTCAATAGCTGATTTAACAACATTAGGTTCTCCGACTAACTGCAAATCTTCATTCACCGTTAAACCAAATTTTGTTGCTATTATTTCCAACGCTTCTTTATATTTTTCATCAGTGTATTGTGACTGTAATAATTTAAATCTATCTGAAATGGCGATTTTGACATCTTCTACATCTGTATAAACATCTTGTAATTTCTTTCTATACTCAAGAAATAAAGTTTTTGTATCTACCAACCGACCAATCGTTGCAGTTTCGGGTGTCATAGATTCTAAATTATTTTTAATTTGATTATAAACATCAATCACAGCGTCTAAACTTGCTTGTAAGTCCGCTTTCAAATCATTATCTACTAAGTACTCGCTATTCAGTAATTCTGTAGCTTCTGACAAAAGACTAGCGTGTTGTATAGATAAATTAATAAATATATTGTTTAATTCACTGAATAGCGCTTTCTCTCTTGTTATACCACCTAATTTTTCAACATCATTTGGTGTTTCTTCAATCCATCGACCATTCCAATATCTACGCAAGACAGCAACATCAGGGTTACTTGTATCATACCAAAGCATATCATTGACTGGATTTTCTGGCGGTGTATCACTTTTGTGTATTTTGCGTTCAAAGTATTCTAATTCACTATCTACAACATCTTTTACTATAGTGTTGATATTGCTAATATTATCGTTTAACTTTTGATGTATTATGTTCAATCGCTTGTTAAACTCTTCTCGTAATTCTGATTCTTTGAACTCTTTAGGTTGACCGAATGTATATGTGCTATTTTCTGAAATTATGTTATATTCTTCGGCAATAACTTCTGCCTCTACATACAATGGCGGGTTAAAATCTCTATGTTTTACTCTGACTGTATCACCAATTGATATAATCTCGTGCGGATACGTAACTTCCAAATCAGTAGAAGTAATCTCATATGACATAACTGCCGACTTACGTTTATTTAACTCTGTTTTGGCTAAAGAACGCAACCGTGTTTCATTCATATTTTGATCATCTGATTGAGGTTCGTATATTCCCCAAATATAACGGGTAGGTAAGTTGAATTGGCTTTGTGCTTCGTCATCTGTCACAACTAACTCTAAACGCTTTCCTTTGTCGTTTTCGGGTCCCACAGCAATTAATGCTGTTTTGATTTCTGACATATCAATCTTCCTAGTTAACCCAACCAAATCTTTACCATACTCAATTTCTTTACCTTTGAATAAGCTGTTTTTCTTTTTGAGTACCACATATCTACCTTTGACGGTATTAGAACTAAGCTCTATATAAAAATCCAATGCCATTTTATAGGTTGTACATAATTGCTTTAAAACTTCATATCTAGTTTGATAAGAAGTCCATGACGTAGTACGTAAGCCATCGTATTCGGTTTGTTCAGAAACTTCCCAACCTGTATCGCTCAACACATCTTTCAATGCTTCTGAAGTTGTCTTTTTCTCAAATTTGCCTGGTGCATACGGTTTAGCTGTTGTTATATCAGCAAGATAAGACGCTATACATTCTATCTCTGTGTAGCCGTCCATCGTATCTTGAACCCAGTTAATAATAAATTCACGCCATTGTTTGTTTGAATCCCTTATAATAACACGATGTCGTTCACGGAACTTTTCAGCTCTTTCTGATGATATGAGCAGTTCAAGCATTTCTGAATTGTCATTAACATTACGTTTATGAATCGCTCTAACTAAGGAAGGATCATCAGTAGAAAGGAAATCTATAATCTTGTCGTTAAAATCTAAAACATGTATCACACTCTCATCTCCTTTCTATAAATATCTATCTTGCCATTTAACCGTCGTATCAAAGACGTTTTCAGGTTGTATGATTAATTCACTGTACCCAGAATCAACATTGAAATAATTACTTCCAAACGATTTCTCGCTCAACATTGGTTCCTCATTGATGACAACACTTTTTGCTTGCATATCTATTTTCACTAAATCACCTTTTTGTATAATGACATCCCTTGCGCCTTTCGGTTTCGGTAGAATCTCCGTATTGAATGAACCTAATCCATTCATCTCCATCCACTTATAACCGTTATACTTCGCACTATAGATAGCTATGATAGAAGCTGGACGCTGATAAAACTTACCGCCATCTATCCACTCTTTCTCATCCATATCAATAGGTTTACGTCTATCTGGGTCTTTAATGTGATCAAATTTCCAAGTTTTAATAGAAAATTTATTACCTACTCTTCTGAGCCGCATATAAACAACGATTCTGTCCAAGTTATACATTATCGGTTTATTCTGATAGTCGTATATCTTTTTGGGGTCTCCTTTTTGGTTATACAACGTAACAACAATATGTCCTATTTTTCTATCATGATATTTATTTTCATAACCAATAGAAGCAAGTAACTTACCATCACTATCATAAATATGTTGTGCTGTTCTTCCGGCACCTTTACCTTTTTGTTCAACAATACATTTATAGGTAATTTGAAAATCTGTCATCGCTTTAGGGAGCCCTCGTTTCGTGCCAGCACCAACCCAACCTTTTGCATCAGGAAAATTAGTTGCTTTATATCCCTCGCCAAGATTGGATATCACAAAGTCACCGCCGACCTTACCACCTAAGTCATTACTTGGAATATCTTCAGTAATCATCTTAGTCCAACCTTTGAAATCACGAAACTCACTATGATAAACAGGAGGCATGTAATCCTTAACTTCTTTGGTTACCTCATCATCACCAACCATAAAATAATCTTCATCATTTTTAGTGATCATAAAGTAACTAGATGGTTTAATTGCTCGGGCTTCAACAATTAAAGGAGTGTCAGCAGTCCCACTATTTACAACTGAAACTTGGTCTGAAATCGCAGTATTTTTATTTCCTGTTACTGAATATTTGTAAGGGTCTGTTAGTACTACTTTGATAGTGAACTTAACAGGTATTGTAAATTCTTTGTGCAGCTTTATTGGTCCTTCAAAATAAGCGTTCCAGTACCAATCTTTAGATTTGAATTGTAATTTAACTTGTTCCTCGTAGTTAAAAAACTTTACTAATTCATTCAAGACGTCATCATATGTTTTAATGCCGTTGTGAGATAAATAGTCATTACGTACCACTAAAGGTATATCAAAACTATAAGATTCAAGCCTACGCCCTTTATATATAGCCCCCGAACGTCCATCTACATTTTCTGTTTTTAAAACATAATTAAAAGAGGGTATTTCAAACCCTCTTTCGACATACAACCAAGGAATTGTTTTGTTGTTCACTTTAATAGTGTCTATCATTGAATAGCAATTCCTCCTTTTCTAAACTTTACTTTTGTTGATTCTTGCCTTTCTCGCTTTTCTATAGACGCGTTCACCTTTTTATCAAAAGCGTATTCGTCAATAATCGGCTGATAATCTTTATCTGCAATCACATCGTTGGATTGCGCTATTTTCAGTAATAAAGCTATTTGTTGTTGCTGTTGTTCAATCATTTTCAATAATAAGCTTGGGTCATCAAACCCATTTACACTAGACAATTGACTAGGACGCTTATTTTTACTCGCTTTTCTCCCTCTTACTTCTGCTGCTGCATAATGCAACATCTTCATTGCATCATTTCTACGAGCTGGATCTGTTGGAATAATCCATTCTGGATGACCGTCTTCACCTAAGTTATACCAACCATCAAAAACTTTTCCACCTGTAGCATATGCGTAATCACCAGCGCGTTTGAACGCAGCTCTCCATGAGCCTGTTCTTGGTACCCATTTACCCACAATATATCTCATAGCCGATATAGCTTGATGAGTTGGGTTGAGAGGATTATTGTAACCCGACTTTGCGTACGCTCTAAATGAAGGATCTATCATTTGGAACATACCTCTTGAAGGTGTACCAGCTCTTGCGTTGCTATCCCAATTATTAACTGCATTAGCTGTATAATTGGATTCACGTCTTGCTACACGCATCATTTCGTGTGTAATCCAGCTAGCTTTGTATTGACCTCCAAGTATATTTTGAGCTGTTCTAATCGCTCTGCGCGCATTTTCAGAACCACTCCCTCCAGGTGAATTCTTTCCACCAGTTTTGTCGTTTTTCCGTAACCAAGGAATAGGGTCTGTCGAATACCTATTGGACTCTCCGCCTTGATTGACTTGGAAATGTAAATGGCGGTAATTAGTCATAGAACCTGTATTACCTGATTTACCAATTAATTGACCAGCTTTAATTTGTTCACCTGTTCTACGCAATTGTTCAGATAAGTGCATGAACCACAAAAATGTTCGACCTTTTTGAACAGTAATTGCTTTACCGCCACCATAGTTGTCATACCAACTTCTAACACGTCCACCCATTGGCGTACGTATAGGGGTACCGGTCGGCGTATCATAGTCAACACCATGATGAACGCCTCCGTTAAATGGATAATTGGGGTTAGGAGGTTTTGGCGGTGCTGAATAAGGTTGTAGTATTCTGAAACTATCAAACACAGAACCATCTCCCGCTTGGCTCTCTAATCCTTCTTTTATCCAATTAATCGCCTTACTTTTAATCTTATTCCAAGACGCTTTTGTTATATCGCCAACAATACCCATACCTTTAGTTAGAGAGCTAAAGTCAACACCAAACGCTTTGAGCACATAATTTAAAAGCTTACCCGGATTATCAATAAAGTCTATTACATCTCCAACTTTATCGCCAAGCCATTTGGTACCTTTACCTATTTGATCTTTTGTCCAGTTAAATGCCGATGATGCACTAGATTTAATATCTTTCCACATAGTAGTACCGAAATGAAATCTCGGAAGCGTTCCGTTTAACATTGAATAAGTTTGTGCACCGTTGTATACTTTTGAGCCTTTAGGTAAATAAGCAGTAGTGTCTGTATTAGGTGTGATTACACGTTTACCATTAGGGAATTCAATCATTTCATTTCTAAAACCATTTGGACCATTTCCACGTCCTTTATCCCCAACTGTAGCGAATGTATCACGTGCAATCTTACCGTTCTTAACTAATCTTGTAGTAGTATGTGTGTGCTCTGTACCAGTGTGTAACCTAGGTATTTCATCCATACCTAACTTACCACCGACCCAGTTTAAGCCTTCAATTAATTTATTAAGTCCTTTTTTAATAGCATCTACCATACCGCCGATATGATCTTTAATTTTACCAATGATAGATTTTAAACCGTCACGCATGTTTCCGAAGATATTACGTACTTTATCCCACAAACGACCAGCTATACCTACCGTGTTATCTTTAATAGAGTTCCAGACGTTTGACATCCAATTTCTTAATTTAGTAAATATATCTTTCGTCGCATTCCATAAACTTGTGAATTTAGACCTTACACCCGTAAATAACGAATGAGCCTTGCCGACGGTATTGCTTTTGATATTATTCCACGTACTAGATAACCAGTTTTTCATATTAGTGAAAATAGATTTAACACTATTGTATAAGAAACCAAAAATACTTTTCGTTGCATTCCAAATTGCAGATAATGATTTTGTGAAAATACCTTTGATAACACCCCAGATACCGGATATTAAACCTTTAAGCAATCCACCAAAGTATCTAACAACACCTAGAATCTTACCTACAAACCACAGTTGTATTAAATTCCAAATTAACTGCACAGTGCCTTTTAGTATCATCACAATACCGTCCCAAACACCTCGCCAATTACCAGTGAATAAACTTGAAAAGAACTTAATAAAGCCAAGTATTATATTTAAAGCACCTTGTATTACTCCTTTTATATTCTCCCAAGTACTGACAATCAAGGCTTTAACCGCCGGCCAAATAAATTGCATCACTTGCCAAATCGCAAACATGATTGGTTTAATTACAAAATTTAAGATAAATTCAAATATAGCTTTGATAAAATTGCATATATTTTGAAGCGCTTGAACAATAGAAATTCCGTTTTCATTAAAGAATCCATTAATTTGACTCCAAATATCTTTAGCGAAATCAACGATTGCTGAAACCGCTTGTTTAAAGACGTTTTTAACGGAATCAATGAAAGGTTGGATAAATTGAATGAAATTACTAAACGTTTGTTTAACACTGTTAATTGCACCATTAACAAAATTTCTGAATGTTTCAGATTTCTTATAAGCTATTGTAAATGCGACTGCTAAACCAGCCAGTACACCTAACACGATACCAATTGGACCAGTTAATGCTGTGAAGACTGTTCCTAAAATAGGCACTTTAGTTGATAAAAAACTAATCAATCCGCCAGCCTTTACAATACTAGCTAATAATGGAGCTAATACAGTTACTGCGTTGCCAATTGTGCTTATGAATGCACCTAATCCAAAAACTACAGGACCAATTGCAGCAGCAATACCACCGAATATAACAATCGACCTTTTAAATCCATCACTTAAACTTGAAAACCAATCAACTGCTACAGATAGCTTTTTGATTAATTCTTCCATGACTGGAGCAAACGCACTTTCAATAGAAGCCCATACATCAGCACCTACTAATTTAAGTTTATTCATTGCTACTTTAAATCTTTCGGAGCCACTTTCAGAATCTTTAAATGTCTGATTGACCGTTCCTTGCGAATCTTCGATAGTTTTTAAGAACTCTTGGTAACTAAAGCGACCGCCTTTAATAGCATCTGCTAAATCAGGACCTGCTTTTGCACCAAATGCTTCAATCGCTAAACTTGTTGCGCTAGCTATATCCGGTGTCCTTTCAATTTCTGCTAATGTCTTCTTAAATTCTTCTCTTGGGTCTTTACCCGCTTTACCCCAATTGGATATAGCTTTTTTCAAACCACTGAAGGCTATTTCAGTATTAACACCTGATTTCTCCCATTGAGAGAATAAAGCGATTGATTCTTTCATCTCAAAGCCCATAGCCCTCATTGGAGCACCGTATTTAGTAATGCTATCAGCTAATGTATCAACACTTATACCGCTAGCCTGTGCTGCTTTCGCTACCATATCAAGTACACTTTGATACTCATCAGCTTCAATACCTGCATCACCCATTGCACGCGTAATTAATTGAACGGCTTGTACGCCGTCAGAACCTGTTATGTGACTAAATTTCAAGAATGACTCTGTGGCACTCTCAAGTTCTTTGCCAGTGAAACCTAACCTTGTGTTAACTTCCCCTAAAACACCGCCTACAGTCTCAGCGTCTGCTGGAAAGTTGCCATAAACATCTTTAAATGAATTCTGCAACTTCTTAAGCTCTCCGCCGGTTGCTCCTGTTGCTTGGGTAACTGTATCTAAACCTTTATCAACTTCTGCAAAAGCTTTTCCTGATGCTGCTGCAATACCTAAAACAGGTGCAGTTACACCAATCATCAAACCTTTACCAATGGATTTTAAACCATCACCCATTTTTGTTAATTTAGGTCCCATACTTTCAAAAACTTTACTGGTTTTTCCCCAGCCACTTTCTGCCATTCTTTGAGCTTCAACTTGAGCTTTTTTGAACTCTTCAAACTCAGTTGTTGTTTTTTCTAGTTCTTTTTCTAAAAAATTCAGCTCATTTGCTTGTTTGTTATATTCTTGTCGTAATTTTTGAGCTTCCGCGCTGTTTTCGCCCTGTTCTTGAGATACCTTGCCATATTGCTTGGCTAAATCATCAACGTTTTTCTTATAACCTGTGATAGTTCCATCAAGTTCTTTAATCCTTTGTTTGTAACTATGAGTTGATTTTTCGGTATATTTGAAGTTGTTACCGGTTAACTTTAAGTCAGAATTTAAAGTTTTAAAGTTTCGTTTGATTTCTGCAAATGATCTATTTAAATTTGCTGCATCTAAATCCAAACCTATAGATAAACCTTTTATTCTTTCTCCCATTTTTTACCTCCTTTCTAAAAAAGTTCAAAAAAATAACCCTAACCAAACGGTTAAGGTTAAAACGCATCAATTAAAGCCTCTGCTTTTTCTTCAGAAATGTCATTGTTTTTATTTTGATATATGGAAAGTACATAATGAAATGGCATTTTTAAAACTTCGTTAGCGTCTTTACCATTTTCAATTAAGTCCATCATGAGAGTATCCATATTTTTCAACATTGCTTTATATGTTAAATCTTCAGGCTTTATTTCATGTTCTGGATAAAATTTCTAGTTTCCTCAGTTTGCTGACCTTGAGTAATGAAAATCACTTGTTCACGAAGTGCATTCATTCCATCAGGTGCATGCATACGTTCTTTTAGGTCTTTAACTGTGAATTGGTTATCGTAAATTTTTACAACCATATCCATCAATCTGTCAGCGATTTCTCTTGGTTTCATCGTGCTATTTTCGTCCTCAATATCATCGATTAAATCCATTGCTTCGTATACAATTTCAAATGAAATGAAGTGTGGTGTTAAGTACGTTTGTAATTTAATTTCATTTGCTTTCGGGTCTTCTACTAATTGAATAATGTTACGTTTTAATTTTGCCATTTTATAATACTCTCCTTATTTTCAAATAAAATAGAGGGGTTGCCCCCTCTTATGCTTCTACATTTATTGTTATAGTGTCACTCATATTACCAACTGTTGCTTTAACCGTAGCAATGCCTTGTGCTTCCGCAGTAACTTGACCATCACTATTGATTGATACAATATTCGTTTGATCTGTTGTGTATTTCAATAACTTACTTTGATTAGATGGCTCTACTACAACATTTAAATCGTATGTGTCGCCAACTTTAAGTGTTTTAATGCTATCTGGTATATTAACCGACTTTACCGCAGTTTCCGATGAAGCCGGTTTTGTTACAAAGTTTCTTCGTTACCCTCTGTCACGTTTCCAGTATATTCTTCGCCTAAAATTTTCTTTAAGAAAGCCTCTTCGCCTTTTTCACCGTCTCCATCATGATTTGTCATGTTAGCTGAATCAAAGATATACTTACGTACTGACTTTTTATTATCAACTAAAGGGAAAAGTGCCTCACCTTCAACCTCTTCACTTGAGAAATCCCAATCTTTCTCAGCCGTTTCTCCATCGATTTTAGGATTTGTAAACATAACTTTAGGTAATAAAACTGTTCTAAATGTACCGTCTCTACGCTCTTGTCTGAACCATACAGCTACGTAATTGTTTTGTTTACCTTGTTTCTCTTCGTAAACGCCATCTTCATCATAATCTTCATTAAAAACAATTTTGCGAATCTCTTTAGGGAACGCATGCATTTGTAATGAGATTTTACCTTCTCCATCTGTATTCCCTGATTCAATTGGACCGCCATCAGCATAAGCTGTTTTTAGTTCTCCACCAGTTTCAACACCAATTTTTTGTAATCCTCTTGTTTTTGTAATATCACTATATTTTAATTCCGCGCCTTCTTTCGTTAATTTAGCGAAACCTAAACCAGTAATGTTAATATACGCCTTTGGCGCACTTGCATGTTTTACTGCCATTTAATTTTCCTCCTTATAAAAAATGCCCTCGTAAACGCGAGAGCTTCTATATGTTTTAAATTCTTCTATATATTCCGGTTTTCCATTTGAAACATTTCCCATTTTTAGTTCAGACCATAATAACTTTTGAATGCGATTAGATATCTTATTTCTTATGATTCTCGCATTATATTCATCATTGTACTTAACAAAAACATCTATTTGGACAATATAACTATATGCACACTCATCTCCGTCAGTATAAGTTGTAGGTATTGGGTCGTCGATATCGTCAATAACAATAAAAGGTACATCAGTATCTTTTACATTAGGGTATTTATTGAACTTAATATTATTGATATTTACGTGCTCTCTAATAATTCTGTCTTGACTAATCACTTCATGAACTTTGTACAAAATATCAATCACAATTTTTTCAACTCCCTTTTTAGCGTCTCAAAATACTTATTTTGCCCTTGTCTTATTGCTCTATTAACACCGCCCATAGCTTTAGGTTTGATAAATTTACCTGTTCCTTTTTGAACGTGTCCATATTCAATTAAATGTACGATTTTATAACGGTCTTTAGAACCTCGCCAATGAACAGTAATTGTACGTTTTCCGTTTATCCATTCAGGTTTACTAAAACTTACCTCATTAATTAATGCTCCCGTATCTTTTGAGGGCTTTAGTTGTTTTTTTACTTCTTCAACAATTACCTTAGCACCAGCTATTAACGCCTTATCTTGAACTTTTACCATCTCTTTTATGCCAAAACGTTTTTCTAATTCTCTTTCTAATGCTTTATCACCTATCACTTTCACACTCATGAACTATATCCTCCACGAATCATAATAAAGTCTTTATTATCCAAATCTGGTGATACTTGCTTTATATTCAAACGATTTTTGAAATATCTTGATTCAATTTCAAGATAATGTTCTTCACTGGGTAAATAATCACCTTGCGGATCACGAATATACAATTTAATGTCATTTTGGGTTCCGTTTGAGATAGCTTGTTCTAATTCACGTAACCAGACACCATCAATACTCGCCCAACAGCTATATAATAATTTTTCTTCTTTTTCTCCAGCTTCTGGACCATTATTTTCAGTATACTTATAAAAATGAACACGAGTATTTAAACGTTTAGTTGTAATTCTAGGTTTTTTAAACACTTTCTTCATCTTCTGATACCTCCATTAGAGATAACGAAAAATCTATTATTTCAGGTCTGTAATTATCGTTGAAGTGTTCTAATAAATCTTGATAAGCATATCTAGCGCGTATAAGTATCAATTCTTGACCTATTAAATTCTCTAATTCAAAAACTCCGCACTGATTTTTTATACGCTCGTACGACATTTTTAACAACTGCTTTAAGTACTCATCCTCTGAATTATGGTCAATCTTTTCAAGTGATTTAAATTTGACAAGCAAATCATCAATCGTCATTGTCTTCACCATTCAATAAGTCGACGATTTCACTTTTAACCATTGAACTAGACGCTTTTTTTTGTAATGATTCGCATAGTTCTAATAATTCTTGTTTTGTCAGCTTATCTAAAGGTACGATATAAACTTTGTCGTACTTATTTTTGATTTGATTTGTCAACAATTCAACACGAGGATTGTTATACCCTTCAGCTGGATACAACTCCCCTACTTTGTACTTGTGTTGATTGTGCTCTATGTCTTTAAAAGCTCTAACAACTTTAAATTTCACCATTTTATCACCTCATAAAATTTTATAGTGTTTCTTCGGTACCTTCTAAAGCTGGCTTATGTCCTTTTAAATCTAATTTCCAAACAGCAGCAACTTTATTATCTTTCGCTTTGCCGTAAGCAAATTGTTTTGCAGTGTATAAATCCATATCATCTAACGCAAGTGTTTCTTTAAATTTCTGAACATTAATACCACCAGCTAAATAACCATCATATAAACCTTTAACGTACGTTAAAACCTTACCTGCTTCTTGGACTGTAGACTCGATAACATTCAAATTAAATGGTAAAGCAGTAACATATACGCCATTTGCATTTAAATGTGTATACTGTGCTTGAACCTCAAAAGCATCGGACGGATTAACAACCATTGTTACATTACCTTTAACCGCTACTGATTTACCTTTCTCGTTAGTTGAGTGGTATTTAAACACTTGCGTCAATTCATTAACCGTAGCGCGCGGATTAGCAAATGTAAGCGTACCTTGTTCTTCTTTCTCTGGATAAGCACCCTCAGTTACCGATACACCTTTTTGTACTTGACGGTTTAAGCCGATTGGTTGGTCTTTACCAGTACCTTTTAAGAACGCAGTTTCAAGCGCCACTGCAAATGCTTCTTCGATTTGAACACGAACAAATCTTTCAATCCACGCAGGACCAAAATCATTTAAATCTTTTGGTAAAACAACAAACGCTGTCAATTTATTTTGAATTGCTGTTTCTTCACTGAACGCAGCATCTAATTGACCTTTAATTTCACCATAGATTTTACCCCAAACGGCTACGCCAGAAGTTTCAGATTTTAAGAACTTCAAACGCAAACCAGCGTTTTTAATACCTAAATCAGCTAATAACGGATGATTCGTCGTCAAATCTTCAAAAATTCTATCAATTGTTTCTTCTGGCAAAAGTTTTTCTTCTTTATAGTTAACGTTTTTATTGATATCCATGAAGAAACTTCTTTGGTTTGCACTCAAAGATTGTGCTGATTTAGGTAAACTAGAAACTCTTTCAGCTTCTGCTTTTGCTTGTAATTTAGTTTCTTCAAATAGTTGGTTAATCATGTCACCGTACAATTCATTTTGTCTTTCTTGCGGTTCACCGTTGTTTACTGCATTAATAAATTCGTTTTTCGCATTTGCGAATGTTTCCGATAAATTTATAGTCATTTTATGACCTCCTATTTTTTGTATTAAAAAAGGAATCTTGAAAATCCATTTGCTGATACTTTACTATCTGCAACATCGATTTCTGATTCCTTTTCTTTCATATTTATTTTTTCAATTACTTTATTTGCTATTGCGTCAATATCAATGTTAACCTCTGGCGTTTTACTTACCAAAGCTGTTACACGATTTAATACATCTTTCGATAACACTTGTGTATTGCTTGCTACAATTTGCATATTGTCGTTTTCAAACATTTTACTATCCGCAAAACCTTGTTCAATGGCTTCATCAGCATTTAGCCACGTTTCCCTAGCCATCATTTCTACAAGTTCTTGTTTGTTTTTACCAGCTCTAACCGCATATGCCTCAGCCATTATTTGACCAACATGTTCTAATGTTTCTGCAGCATGATTTAGATCTTTCGCTTCTCCTTGCGCAATACTTGAAGGATTGTGAATCATCATTCTAGCAACCGGACTCATTTCGATGTGGTCACCAGCCATTGCGATAAGCGATGCCGCACTTGCTGCTATTGCTGTGATACGAACATTCACTTTGCCTTTATGAGCTCTTAAATGTGTATATATTTCACTACCAGCTACTAGGTTACCACCATTTGAGTTAATTATAATATCAACATCTTCATCACTAAATTCTAGTTGTGTTAAAACATCTTTAGGACAAGTCGAATCCATACCAAGCATTTCGTAAACCCATTTATCTTCGTTGGAAACGATGACGCCTTTAATCTCCGCTTTCATCTTCATCACCACCTTTCAAAGTGTTTTCATCTTTTTCTTTTTCATCATTTTCACCACTGTTAGCTTTTTCGTAGTTTTTAGTAATCAGGTATTCGTCTAATTCAGGATTGTCTGATGGTTCTTCACCTAACATAATCCGCACCTCATTCCTTGTAAATGAACCAGAACTTACAAGTTTGTCAATTGCTTCAGCATATTGAAGTGGGTCTTTTTTATTCACACCGACAATTTCTATTCTTGTATCTTTCAAATACATGCTTTGTGTTATGAGTTTCGCGTTTAATTCGTTCTGAATCTTTTTTAATAAAGGTGTTAAACAGAACTTCTCAAATACAAGCGTGTTTTTTTCCAAATCAGCTGTTTCTCCGTAAATCAAACCTGGAGGTATACCAATCATCAACGCAACATTTTTTATTGCATCTCTCATTAGCTCACTCAATTCAGAAAAAGGCATGTTACTATTCTTACCACCATTAGATAATTCCTCATAATCAAAACCTTCTATCAAAGGCGCGATTGCTAGTTGATTTTTATTAAAAGTATTGAATAATTTATTTGTAAACGCTTGTAATTTTTCTATATTCTTTTCGTCATATGCGCTAGAGGCAGATTTCAAAATCCCTCTTATTTGATAGTTTTTTAATTGTGCACCTATCATTCTTCCGAATATTTTCCCGTAATCTTCGAATAGACTTTCTACAAAGTGTGTCACTTTATTGTTGTTGTACTTTAAATATATGACCTCTTGCATTGTGAAAGTACGTTGATAAGTATAATCTTTAACCGTTACATCTTTGAATATATCATCATACAAAGCGTACTCTTCTCTGTAAAAGCTATCTGCGATAAGTAATTCTTTGCTGTCACTTACTACGATTAAAACCTCGTTATCATAAATTAGTTTATATATAACTTGTTGCCAAAAACTATCGCTTGATAAGTCAGTATTTGGTTTTATATTTAACTTGTAGTAAACATCATTCTTTTGAATTCTATTACCTTCCAATACTTTAAAATGACTTTGAGCGACAGCTCGCGCAACAAATTCAATACAACTATCAATCGCTAAACGTTTCACATACGCTTGTTGTGATAGATCTTCTATCATATCTAAATCAAGCATATATGTTATATCTTTCCTAGTTTTAAATATCTTTTCTAGAATACTCATGTCTCACCTCCTCTATTAGAAATCTATACTCATTAATGCATCAAGCGCTTTAGACATGTCTTTGTCTACTATATCGTCTGCTCTATATAATGCGTGAACAAAAGCCATGAACCCATCGGTTTTTCTTCTATTTTCATCTTTTTTAATATATTCTTTATTACCATCGGGTTTAACCTTTACTGCAACATTATTAGTAAACCAACGCATCAAAGGATTGTCTCCATATATTACGTTATGTTTCGCAAACATTGTATCGATACGTGGTGCAAGTAATCCATGTATTGCTTTTGGATTTCTAAGTACTTCAAGTTTTATGCCAGCATCCTCAAACGCACGTCTTACAATATCAGTTCTATAATTATCAGCTATGACTTTTTCAATCCCATATTTTTCTCTAGCCTTTAAAAACCAATCAACTATATATTCAATTTCAATGACATCATCATCGACAATGGTCAATAACCCCATTTTTCCCCATTCTTTAATAGGAGGTTCTAATTTGACATCATCCAAAAACCCTTGTCTTACAAACGAATGTCCTAACCAAATGTAATCATCGTTTTTTCGGAATAATAGCCCTACACTTGCAAAATCTCGAATGTTTGCAAAGTCTAAACCACCAATACACATTTGATTATCTAAATTTGGTATCTCTCTATTAGTCGCTAGTATTTCTTTCCATGGTGCTATTACTTTTTCAAGGTCAACTTCAGGCAAATTCATTCGCTTAGTCATGAATTCGGGCTTATTTGAACGGTTGAATGGTAAATCGTTATATTCTTCTTCAATCGTGCTTAGCAGTGTTTTAGCGTATTCTGATAACGGTTTATGTAACATTGGGTTCGCCTTTTCCCACGTCTGTCTGTCATCAACTTCTTTTGGATCGTCTAACTTACAATAAAAAGCAAACAATCTACTATTTTTAACCTTGCCACTTAATACACTTGCAATTTTGTGCTTCATTGCATCGATATAACCCTCTCTAACAAAACCATCAGTACTTATATAAAACGTTCTTCTATTTTTCTTTTTACCTAATCCACCACGTTTGACGTTTACCATTTCAGGACCAAAGAAATAATGAATTTCATCAAAAATAACACACCCCTCACGTCCACCGTCTTTGGTTTTTGTGTTTGATGTGTTATATCGAATAACCGATTTAGTTGCACGGTTTATTATTTTTGCTTTACTAACTTCATAAGGAGCTTTTGGCGTTTTACCCGTCTTATTTCGTTTGTTATCCATTAAAACGGTTCTGATTTCATCAAACGATGTTTTTGCTTGATCTTCACTATTAGCAACAATGGAGATGTGATATTCTTTAACTCCGTGTAAGGGCGTAGAAAGAAAATCACTAATAGCACTTATTAGACCGTTTTTCCCGCCTCCACGTCCCATGAAAATAGCAAATTCTGTAAAGAAAGCTTCATCTGTATTTTTATCTATAAGAAATATATTAGCTATGATAAACCTTTGAAATGGTAATGTTGGAAAATACCATTTTTCAATAAATTTGATACAATCCTCGATTTTCTGTTCATCAAAATATACATCATCTCGTGAATATATATGTGTTTGTAGATAATTAAAGAGATCAATTCTTTCTTTATTTAAAATTATCTTTCCTTGTTTCCACAAATTTATATATTCATCAACGTATTTATTACTAATCATAGGTAATCATCAGATGGCGTTTCTGTGTCTTCTTTCTCTTCGGGCAATAAATCCGATAATTGTTTGATTATTTTTTGATATGCAGCATCTCTAGCATTAAATAGTTTGGCTACTGGTCTTTCCCTTTCATATGGTGGCGCCTTTTCAGATTGAGTAAATAAATCATAGTCACCTTTTTCTTTTATGTCTTCCCACATGTAATCAAGCATTACACGTAGCCTTGCTGCTTGAATAATTAAACCATCAACTACTTTTAATTTATTGCTAGGTATGTCTTTATATAATACTTGCAGCCTTTCTTTTTCTTTAAGCACTAAGTTTTCATCAACTATAATCTCCATTTCATCACCTGCCTTAAAATGGTTATAAGAGGGGGGTTATACATGGATTTTTAAAATTATCGCGAAGTCGAGCCCCTGCCCGTTCCCCAAGTATTTTGATCGCTTTTGATTTTTTTGACCCGGGGGTATTTACCATTTTTCGTCTTTCCATTTATTTTCTTTTTTTATAAATCTCTTTTCTTTTTTGTTGTGACATTTAATACACAGTGTTTCTAAATTGTTTAAGTCATGAGCAAACTCCGGATGATGTTCTAGCGATAATATATGATCTACATCCAACGACTTACGCTTGCTTTTGTCATATGTCGTTAACTTGCCGTCTCTCTTACATTGTTGACATTCATAATTATCTCTTTCTAGCACTCTTTTTCTTGTTATTTGCCATTCTTTAGACTTATAGAATCGTATACGTTCGTCTTTAGTCATCATAATGTTTCACCTTATATAACTTAAGTAGTATCAAGACGCATCTATACTTGATGTGTAGTAATGTATTTACTATTAGTTTGAACATGTTCATACCTCATAAATAAAAAGACACATCACATAGTGATGCGCCTCTTGTTCATGCGTCGTATTAGCAGTTAATAACTTTAAATATTAATCTGATACTAACATAATAAACTGTTTTAATGCGGACTTACATAGGGTAAAAGTCCGCTACACATAACCAATATACTTTGCTAACTTATCGATCAGTGCATTCCTTCTACGTAATATACTTGTCTTACTTGTACCAAAGTAATGTGCTATATCTTCCCATTCATAACAACCAATAGGACAATCCCAATATCTAAACCTTAATAACTCAAGCGTATCCTCATCACTTTCATCTATCAATCTATCTACACCGTTAACTATATTTCTTAATGTATTGTACCTGTTATCACTAAACTTCTTTATTGCACATCGTTCAATCGGATTACCCGGCAAATTACTTTTGCCAGCTCCCGCATTATCTGGTTCATGACTTTCAAGTAATTCATATTCTCGCATCTTCAACTCTCTTCGATAGTTATCGATGTGCTGAATGTATTCTTCAAGCTTTTTGATATCGTGTTTCTCAATCTTTATCATTCAATGCAATACCTCCGATAATATAAATTACTTTTTAATATCGTTATTCATTCGCTTTAATTCAATCCTGTATTCTTTTAACCCGTTGTATCCTTTAGTTTTAACTACTTCATCAAGTAGATAATCATTCATATATCTGAGCGCTTGTATCTCCCTTGCACGATCACTATTAATACTGATACAAACTAATAGCAATATAGCAAATACAATAGTCATAGTAATCCACATCATTTAAATCTCCTCTTGTTTAAATTAATAATAATTCTTTCTTTTATCGAAGTTCTGTTTATTTTAAACTTTTGACTAAACTGTTCTTCAAATTTATCAAGATAAAGATTATAATCGTTTATTTTTCGTCGGTACTCTGAAGTGATAAAACTATCAATATGATTATAAGCTCTATTTTCATTCATTTTATTAATTATATTTTTTAAATAAGATATATCTTTTTGATATTCATTTATAATAGCAATTGTTTCCATAACAAAAGAAGGATTAAAAAAAATCTGATTTGTACTAAATTCATTGTTGAAACTCATCTTAAAATCTTCCATTGCCTTAACTCTATTTGATAAATTAATCATTTGTCTAAATCCAATAACATTTTCATACGCTTTTTTACTTTGCTTATCTAAATTATTAAAGACTTCAATATCAAAAAAATCTAAAAATTCATGCTGTTCTGTTGGAATAATATAAGCTCCAATCATCTTTTTAGCCTTTTTAAAACAATCTAAATATATCGGATATATTTGTTCTAAATTGATTTTTTTACGTTGTAAGTTAGAATCTGTAAAATACCTAAAAATCTCTTTAACTGAATAAAGCACAACACCTCCTGCTAAAGTATATATGCTTCCTATTATTTGCTCGTTCATTTTTATCTACCTCTTTATAATATTTTCTGAAAAGGAATCTATAATTTTATACATACCAAAAATTCCTAATGCATTTATTATCACTCCATCATCAATAATATATATGGATATTAAGAAAGCAAACAGCAAAACGATCAAATCATAAATAAATATTCTCATTATTCACTCACCTCCGCTCGAAAGACGTAATCACTCGGCGCCTCTACATCATCATTAGCCGTCATCATAATATATACTTGCTCAGTTACATACTTACCTAGCTCATACATCGCTAGTAAGAATAATAATCTTAGTATTTGTTTAGTCATTCCCCACACTCCCTTATATTTTCAAACAACTGACTCACTTTAATAATTGCATCCCTTTTAACTTGCGCCTCGTACTTCTCTTTCGCTTCTTCTTTACTCTCTGCCTCAACAACTGTAAACGTCTGATTATCTCTAGCCACAATAAAATGTTCGTGTGGTAGTCCTGTTGAATCTTTGAATGTTGTGACTAAGTATTGCGTCATTCCTCATAGCTCCCTTGAACTTGTTTGAGCTTACTCATAAAAAACATTACTAAAAATGCTATTAAGATATGCGTCTTTTGATGTTTATAAGCAAATGTAGATATCATAAAGATAGTAGCAAGCATTAACATTTCATATATGTTTGTGTGTATAGTCTTTTTACTCTTAAGAAAAATAATTGCTATGCGATAAAAGAGATAAACGCCAAACCCTATTAAAAATATTTCTAACATGTCGCTCACTTCCCCAAAACCTCCTTGACTCGATCTAAGATGTCTTTACACGTATCCTTTTCCTGCGTCTGCTGTTCCATCTTGTCTTTCGTGGTTCCTTTTCATTTTCTTTTTGTATGCGTCAATGAGTTGGTCGATAGAATATAAGTTGTAAGCTATGTCTATCACTATAACAATTGCTTGTTGGTCGGGATAAAATTCTTTGAATATTATCTGTGGTGTACTAACAACTGCGTCTTGAGCAAATTCTTTATCTTTAAAATTAAACATTTTGTGAAATTCTGTATCTTTAAAACTTGATTCAATCGCTTCTTTTATCTCTTCTGATGACACTCCTACTTGATTCGCAATACTCAATCCAAACGCCAACATGTCAGCTAATTCATCAAGTTGTACGTCTAACGGCTTACCTGGTTTCTTCTTCCAGTTCTTAAACGTTTCCAATGTATTAAACCATTCAAAGAATTCAACTACATATGCTATTTTGCTATCTCGTAAGTTCAGCGTTGGTATTCTATCGTCGAACTCCTTTTGTATTTGTAATAACTCTTGTAACTGATCAATTGTTAATGTGTTAGTCATTATTCTTTCTCCTCTACATTAATTTCATATTCATCACAATCAAATGGTACTTCCATCATCGCAATATCACGCGCCTCATTTTCTGCTTCTTCTAAACTTTCAGCCTCGATAGTCTCTTCAATCATGCCAGTGTATGTGATTTGAACATTAAATTTTTTCATTTTCCTGCTCCTCCTCATATTTATAGACCACTTGCCCCGTCATAATCCCTACTGCTTCATGTAGTTCCCAACCGTCTTTTACTCTCTTAGAAACCATTCCAGCGGTTATACCGTGACTTTCTATTAATTCCATTTCAGATTTGGTAAACCTATATGGTTTATCATTTATTGTTACAATCCTTGCTTTTCTCGCCATTTTATCCACCTCTTATATTTCTTCTATTCGTATGATTATTTTGGGCTCAATTCCATAACGCTTTGAGCTAGTTATTTCTGCAATTTGATTGTCATCTTTCTACAAATAATTGTTACAAGCGTCTAGAACTGTCTTCATCAAATTATCGATATCTGGTTTAGTTACTTTTAATTGTCCAATCGCTTGAGTTTTCTTTTTCTTCGACCATGATTTAGGTGGAGTAAAGTAAAACTCTAATTCAATTTTTAATGCATTTTCTAGATTTAGCTTTGGCATTTGATTTTGTAAATATTTTTTATGTTCTGTATATTTTGTAGGCATATATGTGTGTGCATATCTACCTGTATTACGAAAGCGTGGACGAGGCGACCCCATCGGCGCATTAAACACTTCATTAAATTTAATTTCTATTTCCATGTAATCCCTCATATATATTCAAATAAGCTTGTTTGGTGTCCTAACTCCATTTGTTCATTATCAATAAGTGTTTTTAATTCATAATCATCTAAGTACCAACGTCGACCATTGAATTTTGTATGTTTTAATCCAACAACTAAATGCCGTCCATCTTTAAAATGTGGTGTAACTGAAAACATTTTGTTGCCGTCATGATCAAATAGATAGTATTTATCAAATGCATCCATTTTCAATCACTCCCATTTGCTATTTAGACGCTTAATAAAAGCTTCTCTGTCTTTCTCAAGGTTTTCATCTACTTCCGGCGTTTTCGTTTCTCTCGTGCTGTCTGTGAGCCATTTGGGTGTTTTTTCTTTTGATTGTTTAACGAAAGGTTTATAATTTTGTTTTTTGCTTTCAAGTTGTTGCTTTTCAAATGCACGTACTTGTTCAATAGATTTCAAGTTTGCATTAAGCCATGTATTCAAAATGCTTTTAGCATATCCCCAAGTAACTTTGTTTCTGTCTTTAGCGATTTTAAGTGATGCGGTAACTATTTCATCTGAATCATTTTCAAATGAATCAAGATAATAATTTAAATCGTCTAAATTGTAAGAAGTTATGAAACCGAATCCGTTATCTTGGAAGAAGTCGAAGGCGGTTGTCTTCTTCTTCTCATTATTCACATTCTTTTCATTATTATCTTTATTATCATTATTGTTTGTGTTGGTTTGATGTTGTTTTGATGTTGGGTTGATGTTTGACTGATGTTGTTTTGATGTTGGTTTGATGTCGTTTTGATGTTGGTTCCTGCCCTGCTCACTTTGATAAAAGTCATAATTGACAATGGTTATAAGGGTATATTTTGATGTTGTTTTGACTTCTAACATTCCATCACTCTCGAGTAAGTCAAGGAAGGTTTTCACTTTAAATCGTGACCAGTTAAAAAGGTCAGACAAGGTCAAAATAGATGTTAATCTTTGTCCTCTTTCTACGGTTACAATTTGGTTTCCAATAGGCACTTTTGCCTTTGAATGATTCGCTTCCATGAGTAAATATATCCATGCTTCAAACTTTGAAAATGTTCTCTTTTCTTTAAATAGCCAATGATTTTGAATTGAGCGATCAATACTTATCCAACCAGTCATATACACACCTCACTTTCAAACCGGTTAAATTAGAATGGTAAATCATTGTCATCTATTTCAATCGGACCATTTGCATTCGCAAACGGATTATCTTTTACTGGTTTGTTATTTGAATATTGCGATTGTCCACGTGTTTGTTGTACTTGTTGTTGGTATAAATCTTGTTGAGTGTCATTTGAGTTTTTCGGTTCTAAAAATTGAATACTATCAGCAATAACTTCCGTAACATATACACGTTGACCTTCCTTATTTTCATAATTCCGCGTTTGTAACCTACCATCTACGCCCGTCAACGATCCTTTAGATAGGTATTTATTAACGTTCTCTGCTTGTTTTTTAAATACGATGACATTTATAAAGTCTGCCTCGCGCTCGCCTTGTGCATTTGTAAATGTACGGTTAACTGCTAATGTGAATGATGCTACATTTACACCACTTTGAGTGGTTCTTAATTCTGGGTCTCTAGTTAAACGACCAACTAATATTGTTCTGTTTAGCATTTATAAACCTCCAACATAAACGGGCGCGCCCGTCACTTTTTGTATTTCACTTTTAATGTATTTTGCATTTGAATTTTGACTACTTAAATGAATTAAATGTATTTCTTCAAGTCTAGTTAAATCATTTGCTTTCAACATTCCGATAGCATGTTCTAAGCTAAAATGAGACTCCATAATTCTGTTTGCTAATGTGCTGTGCACACTGCCGTTTTTTATGTTTTCCTGCATTTGTTCATAGATATAATTAACTTCTAACATCATGTGCGTAATGCCGTTAAATTTGTATTTCAAATACTTTGTATCAGTAACATACAGAACCTTATAACCTAGTGTGCTTTGTAATAAGAAAGCCACAGGCTCGTTAGCATCATGTTCGATGTCAAACGGTAGAATTGACCATGTGCCTATTCGCAGCTCTTGCTTTGCCTTAATCGTGCATAAGCGATGACTTTCAAAATTCATAGCTTGTTGTGTTCCAGCAGTCATATAGCTGATTACACCATTGTCGACAAACTGCTTTGTGTACTTTGCATGATCACCATGTTCGTGTGTGATAAGACACCCTGCTATATGTCTTGTTTTATATTTGAAATGCTTTTGAACACGTTCAAATTTTATTCCTGCCTCAAGCAGTAACGTAGTACGTCCATCATTTAAGACGTAGCAGTTACCACTTGAACCAGTTGCTATTGTTTCAATTAAAATGGCTCTTCTTCGCTTTCTTTTTCTGTTGCAGGTTCTTTTATTTCTTCAAAGTCAGATACATCAATAGGTTTTTCATTTTCTAATTCTGTGTATTGTGCTTCTTCAAAAACTGGTGGTTCAAAATCCAATTGTTCTTGATTTGCATTTTCTTCAACTTCTGCATCCAATACTTCTTTGCGTTGACGTTGTTCGGATTCTTGTGCGTATTTGAAAAGATTGCTATCTGTTGATGTGTTGATATAACGTTTAGCAGCTCTATTGATAACTGTTTTTTTAGCCATTTCTTCTTTGAAATTATTATGTGTTTTAGAATTTTGTAATGCTTTTTCATCTTTAATCATTGATGACTGCATCCACGCTTGTTTAATTTGTTCAATAGTCATGACTTCAATATAGTTATCTCGTCCATCATTAAATACGATTGTGCAGTACGCACCGATAATGTTTTCTTTGTCGATGTTAAAGAAGTCTTGTTCGTGTTTAATCGCTTTGATACGTCCTGTTTCTCCCATTTCTTGCTTGAATGTATCGCCTTTATAAATCACTTGAGCAACAACATCTTGAGCACCTGCATCACGTTTTAACATCATTACATTACCGTGATAGCTACGTTGTAACTGCATTTTGTTGCCGTAAGGAATAAAGTAGCATTGATTTTTAGCTGGATTTAAACCTTGCGTTACCATGTCTAATAAGGCATTTGCTTTGCTTGTATCGTTACAACTCATTAATTTGTTATCTTGGCTGATTTGTAACCATGCTTGTTTCATGGCATTACTTGGTGAATAATCATTTGGCAATTCCAAATTGCCTTGTGACTCTAAAACTCTCACTTTGTTTAATACGTTGTCAGATACGTTCTTTTCTTGTACTAATTGTTGTTCAATAGTTTGTAATTTATTATTTTCAGTCATTTTATATAGTCTCCATTCTTAATTTTTTATCTTGTTCATTTACTATCAATTGAATTTGTTGTGATTCTGTTTTGATAAGCTCTGTTACTGATTCAGCATTATCAATAAATATTGGCGCTGTAACTTTAAAATGTTTTGACAGTGTATTGATGATATCTAAGCCAACATTAATTCTTGAGGCGTTATTTAAACCGCTGTCGTATTCGACGCCGTTAACCGTTGTTGAACATGTTTCTTCTAATTCGCCGTTAACTAAGGTATTGAATAGCTTAAATTCAGCAATATCAAATTCGTTATTGATATTTTCAGTAAGCATTTTGACTTTTGTTGTTGTAAATTCTTTTAAGATATAAAGGTTATGTGAATACTTTTCTTTTTCATCCAATAATCTGTCTTCTTCATTTCTTAATTCAGAAATAACATCATCTAGATGTTTATTTGATTTTTCGATTGATCTTGACACTTCAATTTCTGATTTTTCTTGAGTAAGTTCGCTTATTTTGTCATCTATTCCTGAAACTTTATCTTGAATGGTTTTCCTGATGTTTGAGCGTTTTTGATTAATCTCATTTATCTCTAACATTACTGCTTTGTATTCGTCAGTTTGTCTAACGTCAACATGAGTCGTTTTCAACTTATTAATTTTGTTTTGTATTCTCTCTGAACGCTCTTCTGCTTCGTTGATTTTAATTTGAAGATTATTATTGTCATCCTCTAACTTCTCGATGATTGGCTTTATTTTCTTGCCTTCTGAAATAATGTGATTGATAGATGTTTGTATTGTTTCTAATTCTTTCGATTTGCTAGCATTGAATTTCTGCAATGCTTTTTCTCTTGCCTCATTCACTTGTTCAGCTAGTAACTGTTGACCACAACAACTACATACATTGTCATCAAGATATTCAAATTTTTGATTTTTAGCTTTTTCTAAATCACTTTTTAATCCTTTATGATTTTCTAATAATTGATTACGTCTATTTTCTTCATGTGTGATTTGTTGTTTGTTTTGCTTTAATCTTGTTTTAAGGTTCGCAACCGTTCCATTTTCAACGTGTAACTCATTTGTTAAAGCATGTATTTTGTTCTCATTGCTGGCGCTGTTATTGTCTTCTATGCGCTTCAATTCTGATTGTTTATCAGCTAATTGGTTACGCAAATTAATTTCTTCTGCACCGTTTTGAATATCTATACGCTCATTTTCAAGTTGCTCAATTTCTTGTTTGATAATTGCGTATCTATCATTATCGAATTCCGGTACATCCTGCTTATTTTGTTGTGTTTGGTTAATACGTATCGGAATATCTTTGATATCTTTGTTAATCTGTTTTATCTTGTCCGTAAGAATCTTTTTCTTTGTTTCAATTTCATGATCTCCAAGAATATTATTTAATTCTTTAAAATCATCATTTGTTTTAATGACATCCTCATCATTGATTGGTTTAGCAATTTCAAACAACAAACTTCTTCGCTTCTTCCAATCTAGTAAGTTAAATGCTTGAGGGTTCGTAATTAACTTGAATACATCTTCATCAATCAGTTCATCAATACGAGCTTTATAATCCTTTACTTTTATTGATTCATCATTGATATATTGTTTCTTCGTTCGACTTCGTGAGTATTCCTTGCGATTCGTTTTTTGATTTATTGTGTATTTAGGATGTGACTCTTTTTTAAAAGTCGTAATTTTTCCGTCGATTTCAAATTCTGCGAAAACAGTCGGAATTAACTCATAATTTTCTTCGTTTTTTTCGTTTAAAGGTACAGGGTTAAATGATTTGGTTGATCCGTCCAAACCTTTATCGAAAAGCAGCCATTGTAATGCGGTTGCTGTCGTAGTCTTACCCGTTGCATTATTGCCGTATATTTTTGCATCTTTGCCGTTAAAGTTAAAGCTTTCTTCTTTGATTCCAGCAAAGTTTGATATAGTTAACTTATTTATTTTCATATCCTTCCTCATGCTCCTTTTTTAATCTTCCGATGACCTCTTAGCACCTCGATAATTAAATTTTTTATTCGTTCATGGCTGTCTGGATTGATTTCATGTATCTGCACAAGCTTATTGTTTGTTTTGTAACTGTCGTGATAGTGCAAGAAATTAATCGATAAGTATCCGTGATGATTACGTTCAATTTCCAATAATGCTCGTTGATTTGACAAAGTATATTCGTCGAATAACGTCTTAAAAATATTCAATATATTTCTTTCTGTATCTCTCATGCTTATACCTACCATTTCATGACTAAGTTCATTAGTTTATCCTGTTCATCTGTGTTATTTTCAATCCATTCATAAATACTTTGTTTCAAAATATCTAACGCTGTGTATAAATCGTTCTCATCAGAAACTAGTAGCCCGTCAATTGAATTCCTTTCAGGGTCTAGAACAACTATTTCGACGCTATACGCTCGTTTCTTAACTCTTAATCGAAAATCAAAGCCATCTACATTAATTATTTTTTGACATACGTCACCTGTTTTGTAATACATTGTTTTAGTCCTCCTTGTCGTCATCTATACCGAGAATTTTTTTGTGATTTACACATTTGGAGAACATTGACAATATCTTTATAACTCTTAGTGCTATCCAATAAGGAAGCAAGATCGAAAGTATGACCAATCACAGAATTTGAACCTGCTAAATAATCTCCGTCGATAACTCCTATTGATGAGAAAAGCAAAATATCAAATTTACTTTCTCCCTTAATTTCTTTCGCTAATTCATACAATTCTCCGCTTTTTTCAGATAATAAGTCTTTTATTTCGTCCTGAGTCATGTCTTTATAATTTTTAGTCATAGTTGACTTCCTCCGTTTTTCGTTTTATATTTAACTTGAATTTTATTTCTTAAATGTTTGTTACTGTTACTTGTTGTCGCAAGTAGCAGTTTTTTATTCTTCATAAAAATATTCCTTATAAAATATGAATGTCACTATGCTTGCGAATCCCGCAATTGACCACGCTGTAGTGAAGTATAGAAACGGCATGAGTACAATCGCTAAGACTGTGAAGCATAGCACTGCTACTAGGTAGCTTTTATAAATGTTGCTCATTTTATTCTCTCCTTATATATTTCATTGAAATGCTCATCGACGAATTTATTCATCTTTCTTGCGTTAAATCTCCAGCGATTAAAATTCTCATCTGGGTAATGCACAATTCCTTGCGCTCTTAGTTCTTTTTCAAATCTAGGATGAAATAGTAATCTGTCCTTGATAGTCTCATCAGATGCAATTTTTAATTTCTTCTTTAAGTCACTCATGTTCCATACAGGGTCTAATGAATAACCAATTAGCTCATCATATTCATCTTTTGTGATAAGTACATGTGTTTCAGGTATTGGAACTGTTACGTTTAAAATATGTGGCATTTCTATCTTTCCTTTCGTGTATAATGTTGTTATCAACCTAAGGTAGTGATAAGTATGAAATTAGATCATGATTGTGTTAGACATCTTTTGTTAGAAATTGAAACTAATAAAAAGATTGGTGAACCGCTCACCGAATACAATTTCAAAGATAATGTTGTATTTGGAAAATATGATTTTGAAACTGTAATGTATGCATTATTAAAACTGGAAGAAGCAAAGTATGTTAGTGTTAAATTCGGTTGGGAAGATGGACATATTTATGGTTATACAATTAACGATATAACTTGGTCAGGGCATGAATTTTTAGATAATATCCGAGACAATCACACTTGGAAAGAAGTTAAAAAAGTCGCAAACAAAACCACTAGTATGTCCGTAACATTGCTAAGCAAATTAGCTTTTAATTATCTAACACAAAAATTTAATCTAACTTAAATTCTTTTCCATCTATTAATCCATAAAAGTTATTTTTTAAATGCGGATGTCTTTCAAGCGTCATTTCAATAAAACGCTGGTCTATCATTAAGTCGTAGCCATCGTTGTATTGAATATTAACGGGTCGTCTATTACCTTCTTCGTCATAGTAGTAATAGATGACTTTTTTGTTTTGAGCTTGCATTGTTCGTTCCTCCTTTTAAGATGTTTGTTTTTCTCCTAAAAACTTATTAACAAAGTATTGTTGTCCTTTGCCTGTTACTTTTGGCGTCTTACTAATTGATGTGTGACCGTCTGAATGTGTGATTGATGTTTCTTTAATTTCGAATAACTCACGTTCCATTGAATACTGTGTAGGCATGTTATAATCCACACCCTTGCGTTTAATAAGGAATCCGTTTTGACGTAACCACTCAAACAATCTGCGTTGCCCGATGTTTACACCGTTTTGTTTGATAATCTTTGCTAACTCTCCAACTAAAATTGATGTCTTAGTAGTAGCTACTGCATCTGCAAATACAATTTTTGGTTTATCACGTTCAATCTTTGTTTCTAATTGATTGATTGTGTTGTTAGCAATTTTTAAAGCACGTTGCATAATCATTTCTGGGCTATTCCATGCTTTCTCTACTTGGATGAAGTATTGTCTTGCACGTTTGCCAGGTTCACTACGTTGAATCATTGCAATCTCTTTTGCAGTGTCGAGAGTGAGAATATGATTAACTTGTTCATAAGTACGCGCCCTTTTTTGACCGTGTACTTTTTCAACTTGCGAAATAAAATCTATCCCGTTTTCAAAACCATATTCCGTCATTCTTTCGAACCACTTATCGTACCTAGTTGAAACTTCTAATGCTTGATGAAGTTCTCGACCGCTGATTGCGATTTCTCCATTTTCTTTTTCTTGTATGTTGAACATTTCGCCGATGTTCGATTTTGTTTTTAATGCTTGCATATTGTTTATGCTCCTTTCGTGTATAATGTTGTTATCAACCTAAGGAGGTGATAAGTATGGACATAATCGCGATTTGTATCGCAATTTTTAGTTTCTTACTGACTGCACTTAAATATTATTTAGACTATATGAAAGATTCTCTTAACATCGATGTTATACCTACCAGAAGCTTTAATTACTTGGTCGATGACAAATCAAGTTACAACGATATAACATTTATTAATTTCACAAAGTTTCCCATTTCTGTTATTGACGTTGAATTTGATATTAAAAATAAAGTAAATGAACAAAAAACGTTCAAACCTATACGATATAAAGATAAAAACTACTCCATTCCATTTACTTTAGGACCTTATGAAAGTGTAGAATGTACTTTTTTGCTCGAAGAATATCCAGTGATATGGGAATGGGATGTGACTATCAAAGTCACTACCAACAAAGGAATCTATATAAAGCCTGTTATCATAGAATCGCGGACAGAACACCGAGAATCAGAGCCACAAGTGACAGAGTTAACATCAGCAAATAAGGTAAGTGCTCTTTCCAACCCCAAGGATGGTTTTTTAAAGAAGTTTTTATATCATTTAAAACCTTAAACATTTAAAATCCTCCCTTTCCGTCACTCTTTAATTGGAGTGGCGTTGATTTTTTCGTCTAACTTTTTCAATGCTAATTTGTAAATAACTGAAGCATGTTCGGTTTTAAAATGAGATTCAGCAATAATTTTCAATGTTTCTAATTTATTTCTTGCATCACCGTATGTGGTACTTTCTGATAGAACACCTTCTAAAATTTGTTGAACTCGATAATCTAAAAGTTTTAAGTCTTTATTGATGCATTGTTCGACACACTCTTCTTTGGTTAACGTGATTTGTTCCATAGTGTCCTCCTTTTAAGATGTTATTTCGTTTTTGTGCATTTTTGGAACTCGCTCAATAAAAAAATATTCTGGAAATAGTTCTTGTATAGGTGTTTCGAGAGCCTTAGAAAAAATCATCGCTTCATCTAAATTAATAGGAATCTCTCCGCGTTCTCTTTTTCCGTATTGTTGACCCGAAACACCAATCAAACTCCCCATAAAGTCTTGGTTCTTTTTCGCCGCTTTTCTAAAGCTATATAAATCTTTGTGCATTTTTGGAACACCTCCTGAAAACAATACTACACCTGATGTTCCAAAATTGCAAGTGCTTTTTACATATTTTTTTGCCTCTACACATATTTTTATGTTTTTGTTGCATTTTTGGAACCGTAGACATATAATGAAGTTATTAGTTAGATAATATGTTTAAAGGAGATAAAAATATGAGTTCATTTTCTTCGAATCTAGAACGTCTGATGAACAAAAGAGATATGAGTGATAGTGAATTAGCAGAATTAGTAGATGTAAATAGAACAACAGTCACAAGATGGAGAAAGGGAATTAGAAGTCCAAAACTAGATAAATTACCTGAAATAGCTAATGTTTTTGGAGTTAAACCCTTAGATTTAATACATGATATGGATGATTCGAAAATTATTGAAGAAATTCATAACGTGTCATCTCAACTCACGCCTCCAAGACAAAGCAATGTACTAAAATATGCGACTAATCAATTAGAAGAGCAAAATAATGACAGTGATAATCTGGTAGATTTCAATTCTTACATTCAAGAAAAATCCGAAGTGGATATATATGGTTGTGCGTCTGCTGGTATTGGTGAAAGATTATATAACGAGCCTATTTCAAAAGAATTCGTAAGAGGTTATGTCCCCGCACATGATATAGCTTTAAAAGTAAATGGAGACTCAATGGAGCCGTTATTTAAAAATGGACAAATTATATTCATTGAAAAATCTCACACTATCAAAGATGGACAAATAGGCGTCTTTATTATAAATGGAGATGCTTACGTAAAGAAGGTTTATGTAGAAGATAACAGATTAACGTTGGTTTCTTTAAATAAAAAGTATAAAGATTTACATTTTTATGATAATGAAAGTGTGAGGTTAGTTGGAAAAGTTATTTTATAGGAGGTAGTCAAATGAATTTAAAAGAAGTTGACATTAACATTGAAGAGTGGGAAATGGTTGAAATCCCCTTTTATACAGAAGAAGAACTGACTTATAGGTTGAATAATGGTTTACCTATAACTAAAAGTGAACTTGAAGAACAGGAGTCGAAAAAATGAGTTCTTATAAAGAAATTGAACACTTACACATCAATACTGGTGGTAAAGAGCTTACTCAAGAACAAATAGAAGAAGCCAAAGCTTTTATAGACAGTCAAGAATTTAAAGATATGATTCGAGAAGCTAAAGAGTCACGTCAAAGAGTTATGGAGTCTAAAATTACCGATAGAACTAAAATGTGATTAATAGCGCCTATGTGGCGCTTTAATATAAATATAAACAAAGGAGAAATTGACATGAAAAAAGCAATCTTAACTTTAAGTCTTATATTTATTACCTACTACCTCACTTTTAAATATATGTGGATTAAAGAATTGAAGTATTAATTATGCTTATTTAAAAAAGACGTCTATTTCAGCAGTGTTTGAAAGGAAGTTTATAATGAAAATAACTAATTGCAAAATAAAAAGAGAAACTGTAATATACGAAGTTTTAACTAGTGGTAATCAACCATTCACTTATGAGTTACCTAAAGATTTATCGTCACATAATGCGCGTAAATACTTGGAATTTATTTCACAAAAAATAGATGGCGATAAGTTAAATTAATTCAAAGAATAAAGTAACTTCATAAAGAGTACGAAGAAAACGATCTAATGACCGAACTTATTCTTGAATATTTAGTAAAAAAGTATGTTGAAGAAGAATATAGGAAATAAACGCCTATATGGCGTGAGGAGGATGAGGGATGGAAGATTAATCTATTTGTAATAAAGAATTTGTATTGATATTGACTAATTAAGAAAAAACATCTATAATGCAAGTATGAAATGGTCATTCTTGAAATGACTCGGATAAGCCTTCATGCTATGCATGAGGGCTTTTTTCGTAGAAAGGAAACTTTTTGTGAGAGATATTGAAGCTATAAAAATATTAATAGAGACTTCAAGTTATAAAAAACCGTATTTAAGCTGTGAAGAGCAATTAATCTTACTAGAATATCGTGGAGTAAAGATAGAAAATAAAAAGTTTGCATTAGAGCAATTAGAAACAATATCGTATTACTCGCTGATAAATGCTTATTCATCTCTATTTATAAATGAAGATGGGGAATATGAAAAAGATACTACATTTAACGATTTTTATATGTGTTATAAATACGATACTCGTTTAAAATATATACTTTTTAAATACATTATGTTAATTGAGCAATCTTTAAAAACAAATTTATCTGCTATTGTAGCTAAAAATTACGGAGTTCAAGAACCCACACATAAAAGAACCTTTACAAATAAAAAAAATAAAGAAATTAAAGGATATGATATAAGAAATTCATATTTAGATGCTAAAAACTACGATGGAAACAACGGTTATAGATCCGGTCATTTGCGCCACCTATCTAAATATAGAGATTATTTAAAAAATGATTCGATTAATCATTATAGAGTTAAACACAATCACATCCCTCCTTGGATATTAATAATTCCTCTTAACTTTGGAGAAACAATTAAATGGTTATCAATATTAAAACCTAAAGATAAACAAGAAGTTGTATCAAAAATTTCTGGATTAAAAGCAGAAGATGCATTAAAAAATGTAGCTATACCAATTTTTGAAATTCTTAGACAATACAGAAATGTAATCGCACATGGCCAACGATTTTATTCGTATAGGTCTGATGCAGACAGCGCTCACCTGTCCTACTCTTTTGTAAATTCTTTGCTGGAACAAGATTTTTTAGATAAAACTAAATATAAAAAAGGAATTGGTAAAAACGATTTATATTCATTAATTATTTCAATATTGATATTTATCAAACCAGCAAACATTAGAAAAAATCTAATCGAGGAAATCATTGATTTATATAATGAAATAGATGAATATTCTAAATATAATTTATTTGAAGTAATAGGAATAAATAAAGGTGATTTAGATAAATTGAGGGTTTTAGACAGATTAATTAAAGTGAAGCAATTGTAAATAATTTCGGGTAGCCCGCCTACCCTTATTATTTTTTTGCCAATTTTGAGGAGGGAACGCATGAAAACACGTTGTTACGATGGTAAAAAATGGCAATATGAATTTAAGCATGAAGGAAAAAGATACCGTAAGAAAGGTTTTAGAACAAAGCGTGAAGCTAATTCTGCTGGACTAGACAAGTTAAATGAGTTAAGAAGTGGTTTTAATATAGATAACTATATAACTCTTGAAGAATACTTCGAAAATTGGATTAAAACATATAAACAACCTGTTGTTAAAGAAAATACCTACCGTCATTATAGAAATGCATTACAACATATACAAAAACATAAAATAGGTAAAATGGAGTTATCAAAGATAAATAGACAAGTTTATCAGAAATTCATAAACGACTATTCAAAAGAACACGCAAAAGAAACTATAAGAAAAACAAACGGTGCTATTCGGTCAGCTTTAGATGACGCATTATATGATGGACTTATTTTTAAAAACCCCGCTTATAAAGTTAATTATAAAGCCGGAAAACCTACGAAGTCAGAACAAGAAAAATTCATCTCGGTAACTGAATATGAAATACTAAAAGATCACGTCAGAAAGAAGAGAACTCGTTCATCATTAGCGCTATTCATAATGATTTGTACGGGTTGTCGTGTCAGTGGTGCAAGAAATATAAAGATTGAGCATATCAACCAAGTGAAAAACACTATATTTATTGACGAGCGAAAAACCAATACTTCCCCTAGATATATCAGTATCGCTAAATCTGATATGAAACACATTATGGACGTCATAAGTACATTTGCAATTAGCTATGATGGTTACATTTTCAAAGAAGCCGGATCTATAATTAACCTTCATGCTATCAATAATGCTTTGAAATCAGCCTGTAGAGTCAATAATATACCAATTATTACATCGCACGCATTAAGACACACTCATTGTTCTTATTTACTAGCAAAAGGTGTATCTATACATTACATTTCTAAAAGATTAGGTCATAAAAATATAGCAATAACTACATCTGTGTATTCTCATTTGTTAGAAGAAAAATTTAATGAAGAGGACAAAAAAACAACTAAAATTTTAGAAAGTATGTAA